CCGGCGCTTCGAAGATTTCGACGAAGACCGCGATCGGATTCTTCAGGACGGCGGCGGCGATCCCCGCGTTCGGCGCGACGTGATCCCGGTCGATCGCGGCGCGGCGTCCATCATAAACCGGGATCGTCCCGATCTTCGGGAAAAGGTTCGGGTCCTTCGGTCTTTCCGTGACATAACGCGGACCATGAAGGACCGGGAAGAAATAAAGGATTTCATTCAAGACTTGATCGCGTTGTTCCGAATAGTCGGGCGCGGTCGTTTCTGGAAGGTCTTCGGTCATAGTGTCCCCGCTTTAATGTCTTTTATGATTGATTCGAATACTGTCATTATTTTCTTGACGGTCGGATTTTCAATCGTCGTCCCGGATTTCCGAAGCGCGTTCATTTCGGCGAATAGTTCGACGCCGTATTTTCCCGGCGTATTCCTTGACCCCTTCCAAGCGTACCATGAAACGGATAAAAAATCTTCGTGTTCAATCCCTTCCTTTTTCAGTCTGAAAACGAATTCATTTTCGACGGTCAAATAAGATTTTGAAACCTTGCTTTCATATCCCCTTGCGATAAAGTGACCGCTTTCATGAACAGAAGTCCCCTTCAGGCGTCGACCTTCAAAAATCTTACTTGAAGACATTGACCATTTATCGCAATTATAAAAAAGGTCGATCGTCTTCTGATATTCCGAAGCGGTCTTCAATAGTTTTTCTGTCTTGTATTGATTCGGAAGCGATTCAAGGAACTTCGGGATCGCTTCCTTCGCGGATTCGGTCCCCGGTTTATTCTTCAGAAAAATGAATTGCGAAAGATATTCGTCGGGAAGTTCGTTCTTCGCGACCGCGCGTTCAAGCGTCCTTTGAAGTTTCGATAATTGCGACCATGATTGCGCCGATTTTTCGCCTTTATATTCGAACGGGGTCGTCGGCTTCCCGATAACATTTTTCATTGTCGACGGTTTTATATGCAATGACCGCCCGGAAATCCAAGCTAAAGAATCGTCTTTTGATTGCGCCGCCGTGTCAATAAGCGTATGAAGGAAACCGAATTCCTTGAATTCGTCTTCCAGTTGTTCAAGAAGGACGTTCATTCCCTGAAGGTCTTCTTGTCCCGTTGTACTTATCCCGAAGAACTTCCTTTGACCTGAAGGAAGTGTTCCCATTTGCGAACCGGGAAGCTGAAGTTGTTTCGCGGACCCTGAAATGGTAAATTTCGAAAGGCGTTCGAATGATTCTTCGACGGTCGTCGCCGGGACGAATTGACCGTCGGGAATCTTCTTGACCGCTTCCTTCGCCTTGACGACGTTCTTGAACGTCTTCGGCGTGACAGTCTTCCCGTCCTGAATCAATTTCGGAAGTTTCTTGTCGAAGACCGGGACCTTGAACTTCGGATCGATCCGCTTGAACTTCTCCGTCCATGAATCAAGGGTCGTCAATCCCGGAGTCGGCGCGCCCGTCCATCCCTTATCAGCGCCGGGGACCGCGATCTTCTGGACCCCGGCTTCCTTCTGTTTCTGAATCAAGCGCGCGTCGATTTCTTCCTTCGACGTTTCGACGGTCAATCCCCGGCGCGCGACGTCGCCTTCGCTTCGCGCTTGCGCTATACATCGACAACGGTGTCCGTTCGGCGGATAGTTCGCCTTCCAGAATTCCGAATCTTGCGGCGCGACGACGCCTTGAAGGATCGCGTGATTCGGTCGGACCCGGTCGTCCCGCATAGTGATATATTCAAGAAACGGCTTCAGGGATTTAATCCGTTGTTGCGCGTCGAAGCGTCCCTTCTGATATGAGAAATTGACCGCGTTATCATAGACGACTTGCGGCGCGGTTATATTCTTCAGGGTTTCCGGGTCAAGGGATTTCGTGAAGTCCCGATATGACATTCCGTTTTCGATCGCTGAATTGACCTTCCCTTGAATTTCGGAAACAAGGCGATTGTTCAAGGTCCCGGCGACCGTGAACGCCTTCTGTTTGTTTTCGAAATCCATTGCATCGAAGACGCCTTTTTCGACGACTTGACGCCTTCGCGCTTCGGCGACCGCCGCCTTCAGGTCGGGCGGAACAAAGGAAGTTTGAAGCGAAATCATGATTTCAATTCGTCCAGTTGATCGAAGGCGTCAAGGATTTTTAAGAATCCCGCAATGAATAAGACGACGGTCGCGATCATTATCATAATTATAATTCCCGCCATGAAATGAATCATGACCGATTATTTTTTCCCGACCATTGACCGACAAGTTCCGCGACGTTCAAGGCATTATTGAACGTGTCAACGAAAAGCGGTTCGGAATAGTGATCCTTGATCTGGACCATTCGCGCCATGAAGTCGGAATAGTCCGTCGATTCGATCAAGACCTTCATGACTTCCGCCGCTTGCGCGTCCGTGATCCCCTGAACCGCTTTCAATTGCGTTTCCATGAACTTGACGACGGCGTCGGAAACCTTCCCGTTGTTTTCCGCGAAATCCCGTTCTTCGGTCCCGGATTCCTTCGCGTTTTCCTTGTCCGGTTTCGCGGTCGCCTTCTTCGTGTTCTTCGTCGAAAGACCTTCCCCGGAAGCGCCCGCGCCCGCGCCCGCGTCCCCGCCCGGACCCGCGACGACCGGCGAACCGACTTCGAATTCGTCTTCGTCAAGGTTATAGGTTCGGGAAATGTATTCCTTCGAAAAGATCACGCCTAAATCCTTCCGAAGTTTCGAATCCCTTTCCGCGATCTTCAGACCGATTTCTTTCGGATCGGATAACTTCGCGACAGGGGAAATGACTTCCTTCCCGAAGTTCAGGTCGACGATAATCCGGGCGATCTTCGAAAGCGCCCGTTCGACCATTGTCTTATCTGAATCCTGAAGGATTTCTAACATATCCGAATGAATCGCCGTCGCCGCTTGCGATCCGGATTCGCTGTTTTCGATCGTCAATGTTTCGCCAAGAATCGCCTTGCTGATTTCGACGTTCAGCGCGTTCTTGTATCTTGAATAAGCGTCGGTCGAAGCGCCGCGTCCGGACGATTCCACGACGTCGACTTGTGTTTTCGCGCCTTCGCCGCGTGACGTGATAACGCCGTTCCTGACCATAAGGACAAGATCGTCGTTGAACTTCTGAAGGTCCGCGTCCGCCGCGCGTGAATCCATTTTCCCATGAAGGAAAGGCATTCCGTATTTTTCTATGAATTCCGCCCAAAAGCGGAAGCCGCCCTTCTTGAATTGATACGACCAGAAGACGCGCTTGACGGCGCGGTCGCCATAGGGATTTATATACGTTCCGTCGTTCACGACCGGGACGAACTTGTTTTCCGGAAGGTCCCGAAGAACATAGACGGCGGAAGTCAAGTCCGACTTCAGTTTCAAGTTTCCTTCCTTGTCGAAGGCGAACCATTCGAACGGCTTCCCCCAAATATCGACAAGGGCGATTTCTCCGTTCGGTCTTCCTTCCCCGGTCGGAAGGCGATTCCAGTATAATTCAAGCGGGGTCATGCCGAAGAACGGCGCGTCAAGGATTTCGGAAATGACTTCGTTCAGGCGTTCGATCGCGGCGAACTGTTTCTTCACAAGGTCCCGCGCGGCTTCCGCCTTCGGATCGACGTCGTCTTCTTCGGTCCCTGAAGACCATTGAACAATCATTCGCTTGACCCGGCTTTTCCTTTGCATAAGGGACCCGGCGACGTGCGGATCGGTCAACGTGTCCCGATAAGCGATCGGGGTCAATCCCGCCTTCTTCAAGACTTCGTCCGGGTCGGGCATTGCGTTAATTGCGTATTGAATATAATCTTCATAAAAATCGTCGATCGTCACGAAGTCCTTATCGCCCGCGAAGGTTTCGACCGATCCGCTTTTGGCTGAAGGAAGCCGGTTAAGAAGCGACCGGAAAAAGTCTGCAAGTCCCGCCATAATTGACCCCTTTCCTTATGAAATTAAACCTGTTATCTTCTTCGCGAATTCTTCGATCGTGACAATGAAATAAATTTTCCGGTCATAGATTTCTTGATACTTCGCAATATACGAAGCGTCGACTTTATGAAATTGAAGACCGTTGTCGTTCACGGCAATAATATAAGTTTTTATGTCCATTGGTTAATAATCCTTTGTTTCGGTTGATAGCTTCCGAGCGATCACTTTTTTCGAATATAAATTTTCGCGCGGTCTTCCAAGTTGTCGCGCGACGTGCCACGCGATCGACAAGGAAAGGACCCGGTCGTCGAAGTTTTGTCCCCGCGCGCCTAATTTTCCGTTTATGTTTTCGAACGTCGACATTTCGCCATAGTGCGCGGACGATTCCGTCACAAGGTCCCCTTCCCGAAGCGCTTGATCCGCGTCCCCGGTAATAACGAACTTCTTCGCGTCCGTCGTATAAAATCCAAGTCGATCCGCGTCTTCCCCGCCTTCCGCGTCGATCCGCTTTTCCCGGTATAGATTCGGGTATTCGAAGACGTTCCGAAGGTTCAGTATCACGCCTAAACCGTCCTTGTTCCGTTCGACCGCAAGGATCGCGCCCGCGTCGTAAAACCTTCCGAGAAGGTCCAGTTTTTCCGCGAATATATCGGGCGCAAAGTGACCATGAAGGGCGGCGGCGTGATAACCGCGCGTCCCGGAAAGGTCCTTCAGGATCACGTCGGCGGAAGAATAGTCCCCTTTTTCAAGACCTTCGGCGACGTCCGCGCCGATCGCCGACCGATCGACAAGAACCGGAAGCGTCGGGAATTGCCATATTTCGACTTCGAAGTTAGCGCCGACCGGCGTTTCAAGGAATTGAACGCGCCCTTGTTCTTCGATCAAGATTCCCCGCTTCCCTTCCCGGACGTGTTTCGATCGCGTTTCTAACATTTCAACGGAGAAGCGACAATATCCCGATCCAAGATATGAAATATTAAGTTCTTGATTCGCGTCCCGTTCGTTCGGATATTCCTTGACCTTCTTATCGTACCACGGCGACCGCAATTTAAACGACGTGACCTTGAATCCTTCGTCGACGTAATATCCATACGGGGACCGGCGGGACATTGGAAGGGTTTCGCAATCGACGCGCCGGTTCGCCTTTTCGTCTATGTAAAACAGACCGGAACACTTCGGCGGGATCATTGTCCAATGAAGCGCCCGAACGCGACAAGTCCCCTTGTCCCGCATTGTCTTGAACTGATTAATCCCCTTCGGCGTCGAACAACGGTGAATCGTATTCGTGACTTCCTGAAGGGAAACTTC